GCACTCTAGACACTCTGAATGAGTTAGCAGCGGCGCTAGGAGACGACGCAAACTTCTCTACCACTGTAACTAGTAGTATTGCCACTAAGATGCCTCTGGCGGGCGGTACGTTCACTGGTGACGTGACCTTTAATTCAGCAACATCTGGACTTGGTGTATTTTACGACAGAAGTGCTGATGCTATAAAGGTTCTTGAAGATGGTAGTGATAAAACAAAACTGATTATTGGAGACGATAGTTCATTTAGCTCTTACATAGAGATGTACCACGATGGTGGTAACTCTGGTATTGGTTATATCAACTATACTGGAAGTAATAAGATGATACTTTCAGGAACTCAAGTAGTATTGATGAATAAAGCACGCACCGAAGAGATGGTGCAAGCTGTTCAAGATGCTGGAGTTTATCTTTACTATAATGGTGGCACTCAAAAATTCGAAACTACATCTGATGGTGTAAAAGTTACTGGTGATATCACTGTCACTGGCACCGTCGATGGAGTGGATGTCGCTGCTTTGAGTTCTACTGTCGCCGGTATTGATACCTCAGGATTTACTGGTGGCACCATCCCAACTAATAATAACCAGTTGACTAACGGTGCGGGTTTTATCACCAATAGTGTCAGTGGAGATCTAACTCTAACAGATACTGCTACTGATAGTAGTGCTGGTCCAGAGTTTGTTCTTTATAGAAACAGTTCCTCACCTTCTTCTGCCGACTACCTTGGACAGATCAAGTTCCAAGGTGAAAGCACTAGTGGTGCCACTCGTCTTTATGCCAAGATTACGGGTAAGATTGGTGACCCCACCAATGGTTCTGAGGATGGTATTATTGAAATCGCTCACAGAAAGAACGGATCTAATAACATTAGTGGCAGATGGAATCAAGATGAACTTCAACTTCTCAATGGCACTGAGTTAAGTCTTGGCGATAATCAGAATATTAAACTTGGTACTGGTGATGACTTACGGATTTTTCATGATGGTAGTAACAACTATATTCAGGGTCTCCAGGGTAGTTTAATTTTAAAAAATACTTCTGGGGATTATTTTGTAGGAGATGTCTCTAGTGGTTCAGTACAACTTAACCATAATGGTTCGAAGAAATTTGAAACCACAGCTGGTGGTATCGTAGTAACTGGGTCAATAGATGCTAGTGATACTATTTCATCTGGTAATAGCAATATAAAAATAGACGGAGACACAGGTAAGTTTTTTGCTGGAGCTTCTAATGATCTACAAATTTATCATGATGGGACTAATTCAGCAATTCAGAATACAACAGGTTATCTCTATTTGTATGGTGGAACAAATAATATCTACCTCAGAGCCAAGAATGATGAAGATGGAATTGTCGTAAAACCAAATGATTCAGTAGAACTTTACTACAACAACTCCAAGAAATTTGAAACTACATCTAGTGGTGCTACAGTAACCGGTACACTAACTGCTAACACATTCTCTGGTGCTTTGAGTGGTAATTCAACTACAGCAACCACTGCAACTAATGTAACTGTATCGGCAAATAATGGCAACAATGAAACTGTATATCCAGTATTTGTAGACGGTGCCACCGGTTCTCAAGGTGCAGAAACTGATACTGCATTAAGTTATAATCCATCAACAGATACTCTCACTGCTGGTGCTTTTAGTGGTCAACATAGTGGTAACGGTGCAGGATTAACTGCTTTAAACGCAAGTGAACTCAATACGGGTGTTGTGCCAGCAGCAAGAATGTCTGGTGCATATGGTATAGAGTCTTCTACCTTTACTGTAACTGCTAATAACTCTACGAATGAGACTGTATATCCAGTATTTGTAGACGGTGCCACCGGTGCTCAAGGTGCTGAAACTGATACTGGGTTAAGTTATAATCCAAGTTCAGGTGCTTTAACTGCCGCCTCATTCGTTGGTGACGGATCAGCATTAACAGGAATATCAGCAGGTGCAGGTGGTGATACTGGACTAGATTTAAATGATAATGCAAAAATTCGTTTTGGTAGCGATGATGATATTGAGCAGTTCTTTGATGGAACTCGTTTCAAGATTCAACCAAAAAGTTCTACAACTACCAGTCAACTTGATTTTGAAGTTAAGGATCAAATTTATATTCACTCAACATCTAACGGAATATTTTTAAGGGGCAATAACCAAAGTATTATTGATATGTACGGTGGTTCTGGTGGCGGAGTCTACTTCTATCATAATGGCAATAGCAAGTTAAAACTTGAGGGTGGTAATTGGACGTATCAAGGTAGTGCTACTGTTACTTTTGATGACCATTTATATGCCAGTTCTGATAGTGCGATCGATATTGGAACAAACACTACTCGTTTTAGAAACATATATGCGGATACTTTATATGGTGATGGTTCAAATTTAACAGGTGTTACTGCAGGATCCTCGGACAAAATCTCAGAGGGAAATACAGAGGCAGAAGTTGTAGATACAGGTTCCGATGGTCACTTTAAAGTCACAACTGAAGGATCAGAAAGACTTCGTGTAAATTCTGCTGGTAAGATTGGTATAAACAACAGTTCTCCGCTATATGCCATGCATTTCAAAAATGAAATGGCTTCCAGTCCTTCATTCATTCATATGCAGGTAACTGGAACTAACGCTGTTGGTGGTGGCGGAGGTATTGCTTTTGATACATCTGCATCAAACTCTGATTCAAATAATAGTTTATATCTTGCTACTATTGCTGGAGTAAGAAATAGTGCTAATAATGGATCTAATGATTTAGTTTTTTCAACTTCTAAATCGAGTGTTACTGGTGATGATGGTAATACTCACTCACCAAAAGAAAAACTTCGTATAACTTCTAGTGGTGATATGGGATTGGGAACAAATAATCCCACTTCTGATGGTGGAACTACATTTGAAATTTATGATGCTACTACTCCCACATTAAGACTCAATGATGGTGGAGAATATAAAGCACTATTCCAACTTAGAGGAAATGATCTTGAAGTGAGAGGTTCCAATGGTGCTATGGAATTCTACACAGGAAATGCTGATGGTGCATCATCAACTGAAAGACTTAGCATCACAAATACAGGAAAATGTCAAGTATATAAAGGAACTTCAACAACTGGTAAAACTTCTGGTTCTGAAGCATTCACAGTTGGTAATGGTGCTGGTAATCACAGATTTGCTGTTTACCCTGATGGAACCACTGTTATCGGCGGTACGGGCGACATCGGGAACAACAATATAAAACTTACAAATGATGGTAATATAACCGCCGCAGGTGATATTACGTCAAGTTCTGATATCTCCCTAAAAGATAACGTTATTACTTATGAGAATGCTCTAGACAAAGTATTGGCAATGCGTGGTGTAGAGTATGATCGTAATGATATGGAGGGTAAGCATGAGGTTGGTTTGATCGCCCAAGAGGTTGAGAAGATTATACCTGAGGTGGTTGGTGAGAGTAATGGACTTAAGAACATTGCTTATGGAAAACTCACTGCTGTTCTAATTGAGGCTATCAAAGAGCAACAGCAACAGATTGAAGATCTTAAACAACAACTAAATAAAGGAAAGTAGGACTAAATATGGCTAAACCTGCTTCAAGACAGGATCTGGTTGATTATGCCAAGAGGCAGTTGGGTTACCCTGTCTTGGAGATTAACCTTGCGGATGAGCAGATTGAAGATTTGATGGATGATGCCATCCAGGTGTATCAGAACCGTCACATGGATGGCGTAGAATTGATGTATCTGAAATATAAGATTGATCAAAATTTCTTAGATGCTGTACAAGCAAGGGGCGACGATAAAGTAATTGGCATCACTACTACGTCTACAACAGCCAATATCACTGGTGTCGGAACAACCGGAGTTGGTATCTCTACCTTTGCGTTTGAAGAGACACAGAACTTTATCCAAATACCTGATGCTGTCATCGGAATCGAAAAAGTATGGAAGCTTAATAACAGTACAATTAGCACGAACATGTTTAGCGTGCAGTATCAACTGTTTTTGAATGAGATATATTACTTCAGTTCAGTAGAACTGTTGGGATATACGATGACAAAACGATATCTTGAGGACATTGATTTTATTCTAAGTCCCGAAAAACAAATTAGATTTAATCGTAGACAAAATAGATTATATATTGATACAGACGCTGATAGTATGGACGTGGATGATTACCTAATCATTCAATGCTATCGTGTTCTTGATCCAAATGAGTATACCAAGGTATACGATGATGTATTTCTAAAAAGATACTTCACTGCTCTTATGAAGAAGCAGTGGGGTATGAACATGATGAAATTTAGAGGTGTAAAATTGCCTGGTGGTGTTGAAATGAATGGTCGAGAAATTTACGATGAGGGCGTAAAGGAGTTAGAGAAACTTGAAGATCAGATGTTCAATACTTACGAACTGCCACCCATGGATATGATTGGCTGATGCTTAATCCATTCTTTACACAGGGATCAAACGGCGAGCAAAATCTCGTCCAAGAACTTATAGACGAACACATCAGGATGCATGGCATCGAGTTCGTCTATATGCCACGTTCGTTTGTCAATAGAAAAACTGTAATGCGAGAGGTGACATCTTCTCGCTTTGAAAATTCATTTCCGTTAGAAGGGTATATTGAGAACTATCAAGGATTTGGAGATAATCATAATCTACTAACCAAATTTGGTGTTAGATCTACTGCTGAGATGAATATTGTAATCTCGCAGAAACGTTTTGAGGAGTATATTACTCCAATCCTTAGAGATACTGGTGGTGTTGGTCTTGACAACACACCAGTCAGACCCTTAGAAGGAGATTGTATTTACTTTCCATTGGGTGATATTCTATTTGAAGTGAAGTATGTTGAGCATGAGGCACCAAGTTTCTATCAACTACAGGAAAATTATACATACGTTCTCAAATGCGAACCCTTTGAGTATGAGGATGAAAAAATCATCACAGGTATTGAAGACATTGATGATGACTTTAGGACTCTTGGATACAATGCTACACTAACTCTAGCAAGTGTAGGAACCACTGCTACAGCATTTACTAGTCTTGTGAACGGTGGTATTCATAAAATCACAATTATTAATGAGGGAACAGGATACACAGCGGATCCTGTGCTCAGAATTAATCCACCTGTAACGGGTAGACGTGCCACTGCTGTAGGTATTACTACAATCAATGATGCCGGAACCAGATCTCTAGAGTCTGTAAGAATAACAGACCCTGGTTTTGGATACACCTCAATACCGAACATCAGAGTTGAGACTGACGATGGTAATGGTTCTGGTATCGTACTACTAGCAGGTATTGGAACTACAGGATCTGTTGGTATTGTTACCATTAGTGATCAAGGCACGGATTATATTGTGCCTCCAATTATCACCTTCACTGCTCCACCTGCTGGTGGTGTCAGTGCTGCTGGCACTGCTCTCCTACAAGGAGACGGAAAAGTTTCCACAATCCAAATCACCAATGCTGGATATGGATATACCCTTGCTCCGACTATAACTGTAGGCGCTGCTGGTACTGTAGGTGTAGGTACATTCTTTAATGGGGACACCATCCGTGGAGTCTCTTCTGGCACCACCGCATACGCCACAACTTGGAATCAACCCACCAAGAAACTCACAGCAAAAGACCTTACTGGACAGTTCCAACTCGGCGAACTCATTGTGGGAACTGCTAGGTCTACTGGTGAGACAGTTGCTTACCGTCTAAATAGCGTTAACTACGACGATGATGACGCTTACGAAGACAACCAGGAGATCGAAACAGAAGCAGACGCGATCCTGGACTTCACAGAGCAAAATCCTTTTGGTGAGGTCTAATGTTTGGTAATTATTTTTACAACGAGACTATTAGAAAAACTGTCATAGCATTTGGCACACTTTTTAATAATATCTCTGTAAAGCATACGCAGGGCGATACGACTATCAGCACGATTAAAGTGCCGATTGCGTATGGTCCGATTCAAAAATTTCTCGCTCGTGTTGAGCAGCAACCAAACTTTGATCGTAACGCAGCGATTACGTTGCCAAGATTGTCTTTTGAGATTACAAAATATCAATACGACGCTAGTAGAAAAGCAGCACCGATTACAAAATTTTGTCTTGTTCCTAACAGCAGCAAAGATAAAATTAAAAGAATTTTTATGCCGGTCCCATATGATATTGGGTTCCGTCTAAGTTTCGCTACAAAGATTCAGGATGATGCTCTACAAATTCTAGAGCAAATTCTACCATTTTTCCAACCCGCTTACAACGTCACCATGACGATGATTGAGGGTCATGATGAGAAGAAAGATATTCCATTCACACTAAACAATATCCAATTCCGTGATGAGTATGAAGGTGACTTCAGCACTCGTCGTGCTATTGTTTACGAACTAGACTTCACTGCTAAGACATACTTCTATAACGAAATCCCAACAGACGCTTCTGGTGGTCTTATTAAGAAGGTTCAAATTGATTATAGTTCTTCTATTCGTGGACCAAGGGAGGTTCGCTACACAGTAACTCCTACTGCCACTGAGGATTACACTTCTGATAGCACAACATCACTAACAGCAGAAATTAAACCAAATCAAACTTTGCTTAAGGTAGCAAGTTCTAATAACCTTGTTCAATATAAGTTTATTCAAGTTAACAAAGAGGTTATGCGTGTTGAAGAAATTGACAACACTAATGTAATTGTATCTCGTGGTCAATACGGAACTGAAATTGATACACATAGTTCTGGAGATGTCGTAAATCTAATTAACTCTGATGACAATGCTTTGATTGAGGTTGGAGATGATTTCGGTTTTGATAGTGATATTGAATTCTTTGGCGATCTAAAAACTTATAGTCCTTCACAAGGCAGTGACATCTGATGGACAATCAATTTGACGCTATCGATAAGGCACTTGACGTGAAAGCAGAGATTGTTGAAAAGTCTAAGGAACCTAAAGCGATCGCCAAACCAGAAGAGGATCCTGAAAAAGATTATGAGTATAGTAGAGCACAACTATATACGCTAATTGACAAAGGTCAGGAAGCAGTTGATGGTATCCTAGAACTAGCACAAGACAGTCAACATCCTCGTGCCTTTGAGGTTGCTGGACAGTTAATTAAGTCTGTTGGTGACGTTACTGATAAGTTGATTGATCTTCAAAAGAAGATGAAGGACCTAGAAAAACCACAAGGTGGTCAAAGTCCCAAGACAGTCAATAATACAATGTTTGTTGGTAGCACTGCTGACCTACAGAAGATGCTGAAGCAAGGTCTTCTAAATAATGATAGTGAATAGTCTCCTTTATGTTGGACGAAAGAAGTCTCACTAAAGGTGAAGACAACAAAAAAGAAAAGTACGTCAAAGGTATGAAAAAGTCTTTTAGCGATTTCAAAGCACGTTATGGCGACGATGCTAAGTCGGTGATGTACGCCACTGCCACAAAGATGGCAAAAGAAGATGTTGTGGATGAAGGCATCGGTTTAGAGGTTGCTAGAGCTATTGATAAAACAAAACCACCTTTGGGTAGATCTTCTAAGCGTAGAAAGGTCAGTGATGCTTTGAAGATGCGAGAAGTATCTAAGACGGTCGCCAAGAATAAAAAACGTAAGATGGCAAAGGAAGAAAATATTGATGAGGTTTTGGGTGGTAGACCTGGTGATGGATATCTTGGACATCCTA